GCGCTAACTCTTGAGGTGCAAAATTATCGTTTGCATTTATCGTTTTGTTCGCATTAACCGAGCTTACATCCGGATAACTCCACATCGCTATTACGTACCTGTCGATCCTATTTCAGCCCCATCAGGATAAGTCTTGCATGTCGTGGTGATATATTGTTGATACACATCCACTTGACCAATGTCTTTCGATATTCCCAAAGTAGTACATCATCCATAAGACTTATTTTGGTGGAGCTGTCGGGTACCGCCCCCGAGTCCAGCAAACCTTTCGCTCTGTTTCATCGTTATATACTATATATTATAACACAAAAATGTACAAAAGTACACAACTTTATGCGTAATGTTTACGGTAATTTAACAGTTTATGAACTAAAGCAATATTACGTGCTTTAACAAACATCTTCCATTGAAATGGTCTGTAAGTCATATGCCACCCTCCTCTTTTAAAGTTAGGTGCGTTCCTTCAGCGATTGCCTACTTCCGCCCTTTCGGGTGAACGTGTAATACTATTTATACTAATCAAGGAGTTTAAGTGGATGTTTTTCACCGTTTTTAATTTCCATTTCAAGCTTGCCTTGTCGACAAACCCATCGAGGACCACCAGGACCTTGAGTCCTTTTAATCTTTCTTTTCACTTTCAAACAATCCATCATCGATTCGCGTGGCGTAAATTCAGTTGGCTCAACATCTCCACTCATAAACATAAATAAAATAAAACCTGTAAATATTTCCATTAGTGTTTCCCGTTTAATACTTTATCTTTTAGCTTTTCTATGTGTTCTTCGAGTTTTTCAATTCTTGACTTATAAAAGTCGAGTGTAAGCTTTTGTTGTTGATCATACGGAGCTTTACCAGTTTCAATATTCTTTGCGAGTTTTTCTAACTGGCCAGCAAGATGTTCAATCAACATAAATTGTTCTGCGTCTGCAGGTAGAGAACCCATCTCACCGCGTGGCCATTTGATACGAAACTCTGTATTTTTTTCTAAGTCAGATGACATTAATGTAATATCTGTTTCTAACTTATTTAATCTTTCTATGATACCAAAGTATGCCCATACACCTACAGCAACTGCCATAATAATAGACAGCAGATTTCTTATTGGCATTTCAACGCCAGTATTTTCAGATATTTTTGGCATAATCACTCCTTATAATATATTATTTATATAAATACGACACTTGTTTTATAAATAGGTGTATGGGAATATATATTCACGAAGACATGTGTTTAGATTTAACTTGCACAACTAAATCTAAATTATATGCAAAAGATGAATTGATTTTTATGGGCGACGGTTACAAAGCAATTAACCTGATGATTCACAGAAGTAACGATAAACAACCAGTAAGATCCAAATTTTCTGCTCAATTAAGTTTAAGGCAAAAGCCAAAATTTGAAAAAGCAGAAACAGGTGGAATTACTAAAGACATGTTTTTAAAGGAATTGCAAGATGCCAGTCGCGGAAATACTAGCAGGAATCGCTCTCGTAAAAAGTAGCGTAGATTTTATCAAATCTAATATTGACACGTGTAAAGATATTGGTGAAATCGGTGGTGCCATTGATGGTTTACTACGAGGTAAAGATGAAGTCAATAAGAAACAAGGTAAACGAGGTCTTGGTGTTAAAGAACAGTTTGATACATCGCATATTGCAAGAGAAACTATTGATGCAAAATTAGCTGCTGAGCAGTTACAAGAAGTTGCCAATATGATTAATTTACGATTTGGTCCTAACACTTGGAAAGAGATATTAGAAGAAAGAGCAAGACGAATTGCAGAACAAAAAGAGTCAATAAGGCTTGCAAAGATTGAAAAGGCAAAGGCAGATAAACAATTATGGATTGAGATTAAACAAGTTTTTACAGTTGCTGGTATTATATTTCTTGCTTTAGGCCTTATTGTTGGTGCAGTATGGTATACTAGACTATAATGAAATCAAGTGATTACGTATTATTGTATATAGTTTGTGTATCGTTTATATATGCTAGTGTCGGCATAATGATGGAAGCTTATGCTGGAGCAAAAACGTATGGAACTAAAAAAGACTATACGCGACAACAAAAGATTCAAAGAGGCGATATAGTCTTGCCAAGAATGGTTACGTGTAGACTTAAAAAACGTATGAAAGCTAAATCTGGTGATGAAGTTTGTATATATCAAGGACAAAATAAAACTTATGAAATGGCTATCGAAAAAAATTGTCCTAGACAGTATAAATGTAAATATAATCCATTTGGTTCTGAGCCAAATATTGGAAGTGTAATAGAAAGTTTAAATGAGGCAGTAAAATAATGGCAAAATTATTTAAACAGGTTTCAACTCATGAACCTCAAAAACATGGTACAACAATCGGACGTAAACCAATAACGTCAACTATGAATAAACATAAAAGACGTAGTTTAAAAAGATATAGAGGCCAAGGAAGATAATGTTTATCGCTTTAGTAATGGCATGTCTTGTTAGCGATCCTGACTATTGCAAAATATTAGAAGATCAACAAGGACCCTACGAAACACGAAAAGAATGTAAGATAAGAGCAATCGAAATGTCTAGAGATGTGCATCGCCATATGCCTTTTTATAAACCCGTTCAGTTTAAATGTAAGTCTGTTTCAAACAGTGCACTTACTGCTCGATGGTAATTTAATCCCACTTCTTGTCGTGCATTGCTAGAGCAATAATGCTGTAATGAATAACTTTTAATAAGTCATCTCTATTATATCCTTCTTTCTTGCCATATCTTTGGCAATACTTGATAACGTTACCAAGAGCAAAACCCATACCATGACCCATGTCTTCGATAATTTCAGTTGACTGATATTTGTCTTTGCTGTAATGAGCGTCATAAGTAGCATCAATATATTCTGCCATTTCATCTAGAATTAAATCTTCTTTAAATGCATATATGATTTCTTCTTTTTTGTCATTTCTTAATAAATTTTTCATACTCGTTGAGTTCCCTTTGAATTACATCATAATGTTCAATTGCTGCTCTATGAACAGCGTTATCTTTTTTGGCTAGAATCCAAGACCTTTGGACAAACCAATTACGATCAGTGTTGTAGTTTTCTGTGGCGATATCTTCACCTTTAATTTTCGCTGCTCTCATTATATATTTTCTTTCTTGTAAATTTTATATGCTTCGATAGTACTATTGTTTTGAGCATACGGGTTACGTTCAATAAAGATTAACAATTCTTTCATTGTTAATCCTAAGAATTTGCAGTCCTTTTTAAGTACTGTCATTGCACCTTTAATTTGCATTACACAATCTCCTTAAAGCCAATTGTTGCAACTTCAAATTTCTTGAAGTCTTTTTCTGAAGTCCAGACTATGAACTCATCGCCAACCATTGAGCTGCGAAGTGGAGATCCATCAAACTTGTAATGACACACTGTAACACCAGACTGTGGCTTTTCAGACCAAGAAGAAAACGCATTTTGTGTTTTACCGAAAGCATCTTGTAATGCCATTTTCATATCGGTAAAAGGTGTTTTAACAGATGCAGCTGTATAAGGTATTCCGTTATAGCTGTCTTTGTAAGTGATTGATATATGCATAATAAATTTCCTTTCATTTAAATTATTATATAAGTATTATACCATGCTTTTATGTAAATGTACACAAAAAAGTGATTAACATGTTTACTAAACATAATCTCCCCAATACTCATTCCAAGATCTTGAAACAACATCTTTTGCGATATCAATCTCGAATGACGTAAGTTCTTTTTTAAAAAAACTAGTAACTATGTTTTGAGCTTCCTGAAGAGTATCAGACTGAGTAATGATATTCTCTAGATCGCATCCAAAAACTTTTTCCTCGATATTCATAATTAATTTGTTTAAATTTGACATAATAAATTTCCTTTCATTTAAATTATTATATAAGTATTATACCATGCTTTTTCACAATTGTACATAAAAAAGTGAGCAGAATTAAAATTAAATGATGAATATGTTAACTAGTTTATTTGCAAATTCTAAACTCATCTATCATAGGAAATATAGGTTGAATGGCTTTAGCACATGCAATTGCGATATCTCTATGTTCTTTTTGAGTTTCTGGACCAGACCTTAATTCAATATAATGAATCCAAGAACGAATAGATCCATTCATATATAAACGAGATTCAGTAATGCCTTCTGGTAATAAAGCTCGAGCTTGTTCTTTTGCAATACCAAGTTTGATTGCTGCATCATATTCTTTTTTTGACATATGGTACATACGCATTTGAGATTGCTGCCATTCAAGTTGTAATTTATCGTCATCAACTTCAATTGAGTTCTGGCGATTCTTAGTATCTTGAAGACGTGCTTTACGTAAATTATCTATATTTAACGAGAAATCTTTTGTTGGATTTGCGTATCTCTGACTAAATTCTTGAAATGAAAACGATCTATGTCTCAAAATTTGTCTTGCAATGTCTCTATGTGTTTCAATTTCTAGGCAAGCACTAACCATTTCGAACGGTGACCAGTGTTTGTGTTTGATGAGATATCGTAATAATTTTTCCGAGGTTTCTTCATTAATTTGGTTTGATGGGTTGGAGACACGGGCGCAATACGCGATGAGTTCTTGCATATCGTTTCCGACGTATAATCCATCGACGTTGTAAGAGTTTGTTTGGGAATAAGATATAAGCCTAACATTCATTGTCCTTCTTCTTTCTTTGTTTTAGTTTCCATAACATCCAATCATAATACCTTTGTGGTTCATCATCAGTTGTTTCTTCTATAATTCTATGGTGTTTTGCCGCTTTAGGATTTTCAGTTCTGATTTTTTCCATATGTTGTTCTGCTTCGTCTTTAGTATCAAAACGAGCAACAATCACTGGATCTTCTATTCGTGGTTCATATTCAATTCCGTATACGTAATGTCCTGTGCCAGTCATGTCCTGTGTAAATTTATTTGTCATAATTTAAAGTCTCCAAATTTTTCAGACGACATTCTTTCTCCTGATGCGCTTTTATCAAAAACTGGAGTATCATCTACTAATGTCTGCTGAGTTTCTTCAACATCGAATAAACGCATTTTGGCTCGATCAACACCAATTACAAATCGTTTGTAAAGTGTTGGATCATTATATCTATTCTTTAATTGTTTTACCATCATTTGACCTTGTTTCTCAAGTTCTTCAGTTGATATTAACGCGAACATGAGATCAGCGGTAGCGGGTAATCCAAAAGATTCGGACGTGTCTTCAAGGCCAACATCCGTATTAGAAAAACCTGAACGAGTCGTTTGCGTTGCAGAGAAGATCGGTACTTCGAACTCGACAGCAAGACCACGTAACTCTTCAGCAATTGCTTTAATGTAAGTGTATGAATTGATTGCTCCTCCCATTGATTTCATTCTAGATGAAGCACAGATATTTAAATAATCAACAAATATAATATCTGGTTCAAATTCTTTTTTTAATTTTAGTTCGTTTAGTAATGCTCTAAAATGACCAGCGTGAGCTGAACCTGTTGGATATTCTTTTACAATTAACCTACCAGTAGTTTTACGTGCAAGATTATTTACTTTTGCAGTAAACATATCTTTTGACATTTTATCAAGTTGATCGATTGGAACATTTAATAAGTTAGCATCGATACGTTCTGCAATCTTTTCTTCGGCCATTTCCATTGTAATATATAAAACATTTTTACCTTCAACCAAAGCAGCTGCACCAACGTGGCACATGAATAAAGACTTACCAACGCCTGTACCAGCAAGAGCAATGTTTAAAGTTTTCTTTGGAACACCACCTTTTGTGATTTTATTAAAGTAGTCGATGTCAAATGGAATACGATCTTCCTGTTTGTGATAAAATTCATATCTTTCTTCTACGTTTTCTATATAATCGTGACCAACGTTTCTGTCAAAAGCTACACCTAGAGCTTTTTGTAAAAGTTCAGGCAAAGCATTCTTTGTTAATGATTCGTGTTTGCCATCAATAATACTAATCGATTCCATGATTGAATTATAGATGGCTCGATCTTGGCACCACTTCTCAGTGTTATCAAGTAGCCATTGATTATCAATTTTTTCTTTTGTGAAAAGAAGAGGAACAACGTCCATTGCCATAGAATATTGATCATCAGACATATTTGTATTTTGAAGTTCTATAGCTAATGATTCAGAAGTTGGAAGTTTATTATATTTTGCTACATACTTTCCAGCTTCTTTAAAAAGTGTTTTATATACACCTTGAAAATAATCTGGTTTAATAAATGGTAGAACTTTTCGCATATACTTCTCGTCAGTGAGAAGATTTCTTAATATAGTTTGTTCAATATTTGCCTGCATTATTTACTTTCTAATTGTCTTAGTAGTTCTCTATATTCTCTTATAACCATCAAACAATCTGGCATATCAGTTCTATAATTTATCCATATAGGTTTAAGTTCTTTATCGTTAGTGCTGTCATTTAAACAATCAGCTGAACTTAAATTATATGACACAACTTTTTCTAAATCATTTAATTTTTCAATATTAAAAAACATTATTTTTTTCCTTTCTCATAACCATCAATTTCGTGTGCTTCTATCTCTTTTCCAGTTGAAGTGTCAGTAAATTTAGCAGTACCTTCTTCAACACATGCATCAAATACTGAGCTTAAACACGCAGCAGCTACTTGTTGTAGATCAACATTATCAATGTGAGCTTCAGGATCAGGAGAAGAAAGAACATGAAAATTAAAACCTAATTGGTCTTTTCCTTCATCAACTTGAATAGATGCAAATTTAATTACAGTCTCTGGAAAAGCACCAGTCAAAATACGGCATGACCAATGTTCATCGTTTTCTTCATGAAGCATCAATTCATAGTCTGTACCTTCTTTCATTGATCAAAACTCGGTAATGGTGTAGATGATACTGAATCGGTGTAATCACCATTTTTATAATATGTTCTAACTGCAATTTCTTTTGTAAGCATATTATCTTTCCAGCGATAAGTTACGATTTCTCTTCGAATAACACCTTCTAAATTTGATTCGACATTTGATGTAAATGGTCCTTCATTCATTATAACCTCTCCATCAGTTCATTTGCTGCTTTAGGATTTTCAATCAAATGTTTACGAGCAGCGTACAGTCTTTCAACTCTTTTTTTAATTGATTTATCTTTTTTAGATTTATTTTCCCAAAACTCGATCTCTTGGTTAATCACATCAATACCAAGAGTCATTGTTTGAACATCTCTAGTTACGCTTCTCATGTTATCTCCTCAAAATCAATAGTGGCTTTACCGCCAATTTTGTAAACATCTGTAAGATAATCTTTGAAGTTTGTATCAGCAAAGATTGGTTTCCAGAACTCTTCTTCTAAAGTTTGAGCTTCTCGTACTTTAGGTTCAAGTAATTCACCAGTTTCTTGATTGACTCTACAATACCAACCATTAGATGGCTTTGCAACGTATTTGCCTTGCATAGCAATGTCAAGCAAGCCAGACCACTTTTGTACTCCACCTTGCCAGCTGACACTGATAGGTATCTTAGACTTTTCTTTAACAAAACGAGATTTCTCAACGTTTATTACAAAGTCATAACCAACGACATCAGTACCTTTTTTGTTTTGTCTTCGTCCTAAGATCCAGATGTTATCAGCTGAATAATAAATACCTGTGCCGCCTGACACAATAGCTTTAGGGAATAAGCCAATTTCTTGGTATGTATGATTAACTGCCACTAATGGAATATTTTTCATATTCAAATATGGTGTGCACATACGAAATAAACCTTTTAACGCTTTAGCACGTGACATATCAGCCACAGACTTTTCATTGATAGCATCTTCCATTTCTTTCTTAGAGGCAAGGTTACCAATTGAATCGATCACAATAATAACTTTATCTTCACGACTTAAACCTTCCAATTGGCCAACAATATCAAATTTGAGTTCTTCAACATTTGTAATTGGAGTATGAAGTACTCGAGTCGTATCAATTTCAAATTGCTCAAAATATTGTTGAGGTGAGCCAAACTCTGAATCATAAAATAGCAATACTGCATCTTTATATTTTTTTAAATAAGCACTTGCCATAATCAAAGCAAATGAAGTTTTAAAATGTTTAGAAGGTCCAGCAAGTACTGTTAGACCTGGTGCTAAACCACCATCGACTTCACCAGATAACGCAATGTTTATCATTGGTGTATCAGTTGAAATCATATCTTTATCGTTAAAGAACTTCGAATCAGCTAGGATTTCAGTTGCCTTGACTTTCGAATTCTTTTTTAATTTATCCATAATGGACATATACATCTCCTTTAATCAAATATAGTATATTATACCATAAATTCATCTAATTGTACACTACTATTTTCACTTATAATACATTCTCTTCTGTTATCTTGAGACATATAATCTTGTTGCCAAAGTTGATTGTCTAATCTTCCTTCAACAAAAGCAACTGCTTGTTTAGCCATATCTTGCGCTGTAGTGACTGGCACGTTTTGGCATATGTGATTTAAATTTTTACGTCCTCCTTGAAGAATAAAATCGTCTGGCATTTTCATTAATGAAAGACATTCACGAATCGTAAGAAAACGATCTTCCCACGGATGTGTTAGTTGAGTTGGCCTATGACCAACAAAAGCACCAATGTGATCTTTTGGAACTTCTATATTGTGCCACATGATATTACCTCCTGATCGGAGTTTATCGTGTTTTCTTATACATTTATCTGCATCTTTGTCAAATCCTTTGTGTCGCATCCAATCAGCCGCTTTTACAAAAGAATCATTTTTGTAAATCCATTCAAGTGGATTAGTTGTTTTATCAATACTTGATGCAAACTGCCTATGAGTTTTATTTAATTTTTCTAAAACATATGCGTAGTATGGATTTTGACTTGGTACAGCATCGTTCGTAAGTACATTCATAGGATCATCTGGATTTCTTTTAACATCACAAATAGCATCTTCTATTTTTTCATGCTTACGATTTATATATTCAAGTTGAGGAACTTTATCGCCTTTCCAGAAAAAATAAAATGTTCTATCTCTTACTTGAGGAAGCCCATGGAGTAAACTTTTTGTTTTAAATATTGAAAAAGTGTATCCGTGCTTTTGTCCAATTTTTCGTAAATCTTTGACAATTGGTTCTCCCATCTTGCTAGCCAGTCTTGGTGCGTTTTCTCCCCAAAAAACTTTGGGTGAGATAGAACCAAGTATATACTCTGCACTAGTACGCATCCAATCGTTTGTAGTAGATTCAGAGTTACTAGTAGGACTGAGACTAGACAAACCAGCACAAGGACAGACAGTGTTAACAATATCAACAGACTTAATATCAGGAAGCTTATCACCTTTGAGAAGATGATAGGGAACTTCGTTTTTATAATATTCCAAAAGGTGTTTATCGTTTGCTTCAAATTCTTCATAGGATAAAATGTACTCAGGCCTTTTCCCAAGTACGTTTTGCATTGCGATAGTTTCTCCGCCAATGAGGGGTACAATACTTGCATAATTAGTCATATTTCACTTTCTGTTCTTTTTCACGATCATCTAAATCGTATTGTTTTCTATATTTATTATTAGATTTAATTACTTCATCAAGAACAGTAAGTTCACCTTGACTAAAAGCTGAAAATGCTTTTGTATCTTTTGGAAAACAAGCGCCACCATAACCTTTACGACCGTCTGGCCCTGGAACTTGAGTATGACTATGTCCAATACGTGGATCTGAACCTAATGCATTTACAATCACATTATATTTACCACCGTATTGATCTACTACATCTTTAAATTGATTCATCCAAAGAACTTTAGTTGCAAGAAAAGAATTGATTCCGTACTTTACAAATGCAGCTTCTTTTGCAGTCATATGATATACTGGACAAGGTGTACATTGAGAATGATTTTCGTATAAATCTAAAACCATATTAGTATATTTTCTTTTTCCACCAAGAACATGCATTGGAGGATTAATAAAATCGTGCAGTGCGTTCTTTTCAGTTAAAAACTCTGGATTAAAAACTACCATTTCGTTAACGGTGTATAAACATTCAACTACGTCTGGTGTAGTAGTTGATTTAATTACGATTGGACAATTAAAATAAGCAAGATCATCAACTACTTTATTTACGATCGAAGCATCTATTTTGCCGTCTTTTCCAAAAGGTGTAGGCACTGCAACAAAAGCTGCATCTAATTCTACTTTGCCCTTAAGCTCTTCAATCGTTGTTCCATATATTGGATCAACAATATGTTTTGTAACTAAACGCGTAGAAAAGCCATGATCAACAGCTTTCCCTACATACCCATGACCAATGATAGCAATATTAATTGACATTGTAATAATCCTTATACCAGTTTACGAAATTAGCTACGCCTTCTTCAATCGGGGTTTTAGGTTTCCATCCTAAATTTCTTAACTTAGTAGTGTCAGACCATGTTGATTGAGTGTCAGCAGGGTGCATTGGAACTAATTCACGAATTGCTTTACGATCAAGATTTTTTTCAATGTGATCGACAAAATCAACTAACTGAACTTGATCTCCATAACCAATATTATAGATTTCGTTTATATCTTCACTTAATATAATTCTATCAACAACTACGCTAATACCTTCTACAATATCTTCAACGTAAGTAAAATCACGAACCATATCGCCGAAATTATATAATTCAATTGGATTGCCTTTTACAATATTATTTGTAAAATCAAATAATGCCATATCAGGTCTACCCCATGGACCGTACACTGTAAAGAAGCGTAAACCAATTGTTGAATTAATTTTTGATGATATCATTTGCGCTTCATTTGTAGCTTTAGAATATCCGTATGGGTTTTTTGCTACACCTAACTTTTCGTCTTCGTTCCATGGAAGAGTATTACCAGCCATAACACATGAAGTTGACGCATAGATAACTTTATCTACACCTGCTATATTACAAGCTGAAATTAAATTATGTGTACCGACAATATTGTTTTGAATATAATCATCTGGACAATCTAAAGAATGTCTAACACCAGCATAGGCTGCTAAATGTACAACAACATCTGGTTTGTGATCTCGCATAAAATCAATTAATTTTTTTCTATTGCATAAATCAACTTCTCGAACATCAATACCAAAGTCTTTAAATAAAATATCCGCTCTATCTCTTTTGAGAGTTGGATCGTAATAATTATTAAAATTATCAAAAGCAATTACGTTGTGCCCTTGATTAATCAACTTAGATGCGAGGTGGAACGCAATAAAACCTGCTCCTCCTGTAATACATATTTTAGCCATTTAAGACCTCCGATAATTCTTGTTTTGTTATATCTCTATTTAGTGGGTGATTATCTAAGAAGTTTTCACGTTGTGCGTTTGCTTTGTTCCACAATTGCTGATCGTCCATTTCTTCAATTTCTGCTGGAGTAACAAGAAATTCTTCTCCATAAACTTTACCTTCTTCAGGATCGCATATTGTAATTGATCGAGCTTCAACACATTGTAACACTCGAGTTCTCCACCAACCAGATCCAGCATGATCGTACGCTGGCATTAAGTTACCCCATGTTGTTTCATATTCTTGTACCATTTTATCTTCAGTCAATCTTTCAGTTTTATATGCTCCACGTTGAGCACCATAAATTCTTGTTTCCCAATTTAATTCTAATTTATCAAGCCATTTACGAGTTTTAGTTTGTACTAACGAACTAAATATCCATGCTTTTGATTTCTTTTCTGGAGATGGAGCTTCAGGGCCACCGAAGAAATTGTCGAGTCCACCTGATTCTAATCCATAATTGTTTTCATGAGAACGATTAAGATGATATGGATTAGGATTAAAACCATAAACAAGTTCTTGTGGATAATCCATTAGCTTACTTAAATCACCACCAGAAAAAGCACACATTAAAATTTTATTTTTCTTTTCAGCAACCATATCGATTGCATCAATATACGCTTGGTGATACTTCTTCACTTGATTTACATCTTTGACTGTATGATACTGATCGAGAATATGACCACGATACGCAGAGTCAGGACGTTCTTTTAAAGCTTTGCCATATCCAATTACACCATTCCAAATATCTTTAACTTGCCAATCATCAAAACCAAGTATAGCATCTGGTCTTTGACTTAACGCCCATAGGCCGTCAAAGATGCGTTGACAAAAACCATTAGGACTATGTAGATATACAATCACATGATCGTAATGAGATATATCTTCTCCGGGTTGAACATGTCTCTGTTCAACTTCGAAGTTTAAATCTTCTAAACAACGTGTTAAACCGTAGTGGCATAGAATTACACCAATACGTTTTTTTAAGTAACCGTCATAACGAGTTTGTTCATGGTTCATACCAGTCACTAATATTTTTTTCATATTATATTTCCTGTTGTAGACCAGCCCAAGGTCGTTTTGAGAAAGCCTTATCCCAAACTGCAATATGAGCTTTTTTACAGTTTTCAATATTAATATTAAATTCTGACATTTTAGATATATTTTCTGGATTGTCAAAAAATAATATTCTATCGTTTTGAGTTTCTAAAGAACGAAACTCGTCAAAGATTTCTTGTAGTTTAGATGGTGTGTTGTATTGGTCGTTTATAATCATAATATTTCCTCTCAATGTTTCATTATAATAAGTATATTATATCACGTTTAGATAGATTTGTAAACCTTTAATTACACTTTTTTCATAATTTTTATCATTAAGATTCCTGTTCAACGGACTAGGATGAGGAAGCTCATAAAAATTGTAACCCATTTTGTTAGTATAATGTTTCACTTCTTTACCTAATGTTATAACTTTCCTATAGTTTTTTACCATTTTATGAAATAATGTTTTATTAATTTCAAGGTTTTTGATAGACAGGGAGCTAGAGGGCTGAAGATTCGTAAAGCTGTATATTCCTACATCACATGCATCGAGCCAACGATCTAGTCTTTTTAAGGTTGGATTGCCTTCTCTCACTTTAGATGAAGGACTTGGACTATGTCCTATGATTAGAAGCTCAGATGAATTCATACGCAACTCTTGCTTCTACAAACATTTTTTCGGTATTTTTCCACGACTCTTTCCATCGAGGCGGAGTTTCATTTCTATTCATAATAACTCTTTTTATTCCAACCTGAATTATACCTTTAGCGCATTCAGAGCAAGCTGGCAGTCCGTGCACGTATAAAGTCGAGTCATTCAAAGAAACACCATTGTAAGATGCATTATATATGACATTCATTTCTGCGTGGACTACCAGCTTGTATTTTTCCTCTCGGTTATCATAACGATCAAGTGAGTCTTCAATACCTCGAGGAAAACCGTTATAGCCTTGCGCTAGGATTTGACCTTGTGCTCCTACCGCAACAGCTCCAATTTTTTTGGATGGATCTTTAGACCAGTTTGCAATGTGCGCAGCAAGTTCTAAAAATCTTTTATCCCATTTATTTGACAAGATCAAAATGCTTTTCATATACATGCAAGTTTTGAACTTGCCAAGTTATATTACCAATTGAAATTTGACTATCTTCATATAACGAATGAAAGTCATTATAATCTTTTATTAATTGTTCTAAAACATAAAGCTGCCAAGCATAGTCATTCTTATATCCGAACACGACATCGTTTGAGCGCATTTGAACCACTGCGTGTAGCTTACTGTCGCGAATGTAATAAGTAACGGCATTAGTACATATAAAATCGTTTTTACCATTTTCTTCATAGTCCAACCATATTGATGGTCTTTGGTATATCATAGAAGCTCGACGGCTGTCTTTGTTTCTAATCAGCTCATCGAGTACCATACCATATTGCTGAAAGTATTTATCAGAATAAATCAGCAGACCATAGTTTGAATTTATTTCACCATATTTATTTGCGCTATATTTCCATGCTAAGGGAGGTTCACGATCACCACTATAAATGTCATTAATATTAGGGCTGTGAGACATGTACCAGAGTATTTCTGCATCAATGTACTCCTCGTTTGGAACTCCGAAGATGGAAGGTTCGTCTGCGCTAAATGAACTGCCAAGCATTTCAATTGTACGTTGCCCAGTTTTGTCGGTTGTGAATCTTTCATCTTTTAACTCCTTTATAAAATAGTTTCGAATATCACTTACTTGCATTTTGTACTCTTTCTCTTAAACCACTAGTTGAAAACCTGTGATCTCTTTTATTAAAATATAAATCGATATCGCGTGCTTTACAAATATCTCTACCTGTAAAATCTTTATCGCGATATTCTACACCAAGAATTCTTGTATCGATTTTTCTCATTTGTAATATATCTTCAAGATCTAATTCGCTGAGATATGGTATGATCTCATCTACAAATCTAACAGCTTGAAGCTGGGTGTATCGTTCTACAATACTTTGAACTGGTTTATTCTTTTCTGCGCGATCAATGCTTGGATCGATTTGCAATGCGCAAATAAGATAATCACATTGGGCTTTCGCATCACGTAACATTTCAACGTGGCCAGCGTGTAGTAAATCAAATGTTGATGCAGTTAAACCTATTCTCATTTTTTCCAACTCATCTTTTCTTCAATAGCAAATTTACAACCATCAGTATAATCACGATCTTCTTCAGACATAACAGGCCAAAATTTAGTTATCGTTTTAATGTGTTTTTCAACAACTTCAGGTTGGTTAAGATGATAGTCATCTTCCATCCATTTTTGAAGAATATCCATTCTCTCAGTAATCTTTTTCTTGAGGTCAGACATTAATGACTACGCTTTCCATCAAATACACAAACAAAATAACAACCATCTGGTCCTGCGTGTACACGATGAAACCAACCGTCTTGAACTAACACTATATCTCCTTCATTAACATACTGATCGTGGTGTTTACCGTTTATATCGATAAGTTCCATTTCACCATAACCTTTTATAAAATGATAGACTTCTTCTTGGCCAGGATGCGAGTGACCTCCAGTAGATTTTTTAGACTTAAGGTCAGTGCTACTCAACACAAGATTATTTAGAGTCTTATTATCTTTAACAACGTATCTATCGTCGTCTTTTACAACGTCTCCGCCAATATCATTAACTACAACTCTCATTAAGACACCTGCATAGCTACGTAGATAAGAACTCCTAAGATACTAAAATTAATTACCATGTTAATATAATTTGGATTTGGATTCATTATTCACTCCTTGGTCTATTTAAAAAATCACGATCTGGATGTTGGCCTTCCATTTTGCCATTAAGATATGAAGCAAAGAAAGTTGCGTAATTAATTAAATCAATACATGAATCTTCGATAGACTCAAAATTTTGTTTGTAATTAGGATCACCTTCCATTGCTTCGATAACAGATTGCATACGAAGAATTTTAGCATGCATTGTATCTAAAATAGTATTACAGCCGTGTACATAATAATCAGCTTGTTTAATTCTAGAGTTTGGGTTTTGATAATCATTTGATTTTTTTATTTGTATATCAGCTGCGCGTTTTAAAACTTGCAAAGAATACTTTTCGTTAGACTGTTTCATATTATTTCTTTCCATGCTTTTTCAAAAGTTTCTTCAGTGTTCGGGATACGTTCGTTATTACCCCAAAGCCTATGAGTGTAACTATCAACCATTTTTGTCACGTCACCTTGACTCCAGTTATCTGGAATCACATGACCTTTTACTGCATAAAATATTTTATTTGCTTCTTTTTTAGTTAACTGCACATAGATCTCCTCTTACTTTTTTTGTTATTATTATACCATACTTTTGCTGAAAAGTAAACAACTTTTTCATTATTTAAGTCCTTGTTCTTTTGCCGCTGATAAGATGATTGGCGTAAACAATATTTCCATTTCTTCTTCAACTTGTGTCCATCTTTCAGCAGTAACAGAATAAGAATATCTTGAAGTGTTAATTGGAACAAAACCAAAGAAAGATTTAAATTCAGATCTTCTATTCATAAGAGCATTATTAAAGAGATCATACAATAAGTTTTGAGCTTTTCTAAACTTTTCTAATTGTTTATTCTTTGATCTTGAAAATTGGACTCTACCTTGTAAAGGTAGGAGCTCGTTTAGCTGATCAGCTAATTTTTTGAAACCTGAATTAATTCCCCAGTCATTTGTAAATAATACTAATTGTGACATTTTGTTTTCCTTTTTTTCATTTTAATAAGTATATTATATCATGTTTCTTATCATTTGTAAACAAAAAAGTGAGCAAAAATAAAATTAAATGATGAACTTGTTAAACATATTTTCTTTCAACTTCGTCCCAATTATATTCTCCAAAGAAACGATAATCGCCTGTTTTTGGATTTCCTATAAACATATAAACAATATCAGGGAAATTTCTCCAACCTTCTTTATAAGGATAAAACTTGCTTTTTTCAGTTTTATTAGCTGCGCATTCGTTAAGCTTTCCATTTACAAGACTTTCATCTGGAACAGTTTTTATTTCTACTTCTTTTTTAGTTTTGGGATGTAATAGATCTTTATATTCTCTAAGGTCATCAATAAAACTACATTCTTGTATTAACCTGCATTCAGGCGCATGGCCATATTTAACACTTTTAAGCACTTCATCATATGATCTTCCTCTTCGAGGACCTTCTTTTCCAAAAATGCTTTTAGCTTCTGTACGAGCTCGTGTTAAGTAAAAGTCTTGATTTAAATCTTTTACATTAAATTTTTTTATATACGTATTCAAGTGCACGATCTGCCTCCTTATCAAGTGGACGGTTTTTATACCAATTACCATTGTCTTCATCGAATTGACGACACAGCTGAGATATTTCAGCAGGTGTAATTGGATATTTTCTACGAACTGCATTACCTGCAGCCGCAATCATAATAGCATACATTTTAGCATACCAACCAGTTTTACTAATGGTTGTGTATTCAACTGCAAGCTGCTTAGGCCAAAATGGACAATCATGATACGATGACCATTCAAAATTTGCATCTAATTTATCTTTACGATATTGTGTTATTTCATTCTGAATTGCTTCAGGTAATCTATCGAAAAAACTATTTAAATTTGCTTTTTGCGGCATTTCATGTTTTGCCATTAACCGTGAAGGTATAATAGAATCACCGTCAGTATGGCTGAATATAAAGTTGTCAGCGTTAGCATATTTGCCTGGGATGTAGTACATACGAGATAAATCTTTAGTTTGTCTATCTCCGAGATCTCCGAGTTCTGTTTGGAGTGCGTACCAAAACTTTTTAATGTCGTCTCTTTTAACTGGTCCTGTAAGAGGAAAGACGAGACGAAACTTTGGTTGATCACTTTTTGAACTTGCAGTGCTATAACACACAAAACGATAGGCAGAAAAACGTTTAACCAAATCATCTTTTAATTCTCCTTCTGGGGTATAATCGTCAACATCAACACAACACCAACTTGACCATTCAATAACATTATCGTTTGATCGAGTAGTGTTTTCTTTGTAAATAGCTGGAGACATAAGCATAGCCGCTTTTTTAGTCTCAAACGGCTTTTCAGATAACTCATAGAGAGTTTCTTCAAAAGCATCAAAGTCTTTTGCATCAATTCTTTTATCCGTTTTATTATCGAATATATTATTAAAAAGAGTCAGAGATATTTCCATGATTACCTTCGTGTGATGGACCTTTCCAATCTTTAGGCTTTACCAAGTCTGGTAAACCAAGTGGATTAGGTCTTCCTTTTTTAATACCAACTTCTTTTGACATGTTAGCGTGATATACTTGATCCCATGCTTTATGAGCATCAACACCAAATACTTCTAACGTGCCGATCGCAAAAACACAGAGATCGATAATGCCATCGACAACTTCTTCTGCATTTTTTTCTTTAACAGCTGTTTTAGTTTCATCTAATTCTTCTTGCATCATACTGAGTCTAAAATCCATAAATTGTCTCAGTCTAGACCATTCAGAATTTTTTTCTTTATCCATCCATTTGTCTACACCATATTTTTGATGCATAGTTACCATATCATGGAACCAATTTCTACTCATTTAAATACCTCTTTGTTAAATTAATAATATTATTATACCATACTTTTGTTGAAAAGTAAACAACTATTTTAAAAAAATTCATCTAAAGTTGCTCTTGGTTCAGTTGACCAATCAATCGCGTCTAGAATAAGTTTTAACGGTTCAATGAATGTTTTCTCAAACTGCAAATCGTAGTCAACATATCTATCAATTTTAAATTCAGTTGGAAGCACTTCAGGAAAAGCTATGACGTTTTCACGTATTGGATTTGGTACTTTTAAATAACAGAATTTGATACGTGAACCATTTGTAATTAATTCGTATTTTTTTGTAAGCTTATTTTCTTTTAAGTACTTATTAAAAAGCAGTGAACCACGACAATGAATTGGACAACTCTTTTTATATACTGTTGTTCTATCAGACCAGATAGTGATATTACTTACAGATCTAGGAAACGCGATTTTCTCTGGCGGTAGTGATTTAAAAAATTGTTTAAACTCGCTAATATATTTTTGAGTTTCGCTTTCGTTACCAGACACAAGGATTTTAAATACTTCTTTGAATTTATCTCTAACAACTTCAGGTGTTGATGATTTGATTGCTTCAATACCCATGATTTTTAGTTTTGGTTCTGCGTATTGTACACCTTCATTATTATGTACATTCAATATATAACGCTTTTTAGCTGTCCATATGCCACGATCGGCAATTACTTCACGACCCATTTCCATTCGCGGTTTATAGCAATTCATGTTGTTATAAAGCTTTTCATAAGACTTTGCAATTGTTGGTTCAAACTTATCTTTACAAATCATATCAAGAAACTTAACTGGATTCTTAGGCGCAAACTTTTTAACCATTGGTCCAAAGTTTACATAAAGACTATCAGTATCAATAGCGATGACGTAATCAACATCGTCACTTCCTAGTAGTTCATTCATATATTTGTTTACAGTGCGTTCAGCCCACTGAATAGCTAATTGGCCAGTCAATGTTATACCTTCGGCTAGTCTTAAATCAAAGTATTTGAAATATTGATTACCAAGCGCGCCATATAAAGAATTCATAAGAATTTTGATGGCCATTTGTTGATTATTAAGTATATTGATTTCTTTGTCAAGCGCGACTGTTTTTTCTTTTTGATAAGAACTTTCGGCTTCAAGCATTTGTTGTTTGATTAATTTACGATCAGCATAGTAATCAACAATGATGCTTGGGATAACACCTTCAACTTTATGAGAATAGGTTGAACCATTNGCAGCAAGACTTTCAGTACCATTATACGGTGCTGCATGCATATAGTGTTCAACACCACTTGTTTCACCAGCAGATACCAGCGTTTCAGGACTCATATTCCACTGAACAATAATATTTGGATATAGAGAATTTAAATCAAAAGAAACTACCCAATCATGTGCGCCAACATGCGGATCTTTAACATAACCACCAGCAAACTTAGATCTCAACGATTCTGGATTATGAGCAGGTGATGCACGTTTTTCAGATAAAAGTTTACGATATATGATTGATTCCCATATTGACGTTACACCAAATGTTTCAGTATAGTTGACGCCACCTTTATAAGCCATAGTCATGGCAAGAGTAATCAATCCCATCTTTTCTTCAATACGATCAACCAATTCAACGTCTTTCATATTATAGTCGATATATTTTTGAAAATCAGATTTGTATAGATTTTTAAGAGAGCCAGCTTCTTCAAAGGATAGTTTACGTTCACCAAGAACAACATATGCAATATGATTCAAAGCATATGATTCTTGTGCGCCATATGAATAACCAAACTTTTGAAAGAGTTCTAAGTAATCAAGTTGTTCAATACCTTTAATATCGTACGCAATAGCCGATTTACCTCGACGTGTAATTTCGCGTTGATCAATCATTCTCCATGGAGAAAAAGCTTTACAAGCATCAACACCAAGTATGCCAGATGTACGATTAATTAGATATGGAATATCAAAGAATCGAACATTCCAACCAGTAACAACGTCTGGAGTCTTATCTGGATCAGACCAGAAAGATAAAAATTTTGTTAAGAGACTTGATTCATCGCGGCAGCGATAATATCTTACAGGTTGAATGAGAGATTTTTCAATATCGAAATCGCCATAACCCCAGACATGATATAATTTAGACTTACTTGATTTGTAAGTAATCGAAAGAATTCTTTGAGATGCTTCTGCTGGTTCTGGAAAGCCATCTTCATATTCAGTTTCAATATCAAAAGTACCAACATCAATAAACTCACGTCTAAATTTAATATCACGCGGAAACTTTTGAGTAATATATTGTTGAAGATATTTGTGATTTCCGTAGACCTCACGACCAGCTACGTTTTTATTCGCAGTGAGCCACTCTTTAGCATGACGCATATTGTCCATTTGAATTGGCGCAATATTATGGCCGTCTAAAGACTTCCATTGACTTTCTTCTTTACTTGGAACAAAGAAAACAGGTTTGAATTCGTTATCTCGTTTGTAAATACGTTTAGCTTCGTGGTTGTAGCCACGATAAAGAACTGTATTACCATAACGACATACATTAGTATAAAAAGACATTTCACCTCCAACGAAAATATAATATTATTATACAACGTTTTTAGCGGTTTGTACACAAAAAAATGAGCTAAACAGCAAAAGATTCTCCGCAACCACATTGCGCTGTTGCGTTAGGATTAATAACTTTTAAATAAGAACCACCGAACTCTTTTACGTAGTCAACAGTGCAACCAATAACAAACATTTCTGCAGTTCGGTCTAACACTAGAATATTTTCAACAAGTGTTCCTTTTTCTGAATCATCAATCATGTCCCACTCATATTGAAAACCTGAACAGCCACCACCATTGACTGCGAGATAAGCATACTTTTTATCGTGTGCTTTTATAGTAGAACTTAAATAGTCTTTTGCATTATCAGTTAATTTTATCATCGTATTCTAGAAACAGAGCCGTTTGGTTTTGCTAGGAATGCTTCGAATGAAACATTGGGATAGTCTTTTTGTAATGACAAGAACATCTTTAAATTCGACATAGCGTCATCAAAAAGTCTTATACGTTTATATATTTTTTGATCTAAGTACTTTTTGAAGATAACTTTCTTATTATCAGCTGCTGGTCCACCTCCAAGGTTTCCAGCGCGTTCAACATAGATTCTATCTATGTCAATTCTTTGATTTCTAAATGTGTCTAAAAATGTTTTCTTATTGTCAAAGTTAGGTCTTGCAGTTACAATAATAACTTTAGATCCTGCCTTTGTAGCATTCTTAAGTATTGCTCTAACTTTGTTAATCATTCTTGCAATTGGTGTGGATGTTTTTTGAAAGACTTCAGCATTTTTGAATTCTCCAAAATCGTATTCTTCACCAGGTTTTTTCTTATAAGTATTAAATTCTTGGTTATCGAGTTTCTTAACAATTTTACCGTTTTTTACCACATGTACTTTAGCTTTAGTTATAAACATAGTTTCGTCTATGTCAAAGATCGTTAATCCTTTTCCTGCAGCTTCTTCTAAATGTGTTTTAAAATTTTTCATTAGCCGTACGGTATTTGAGAAACTGTTACTGCTCTCATTCTTTCTACTAAGCGATCCGCGCGATTAGTAACTTGACGATACCATGCAGAGTCTACCATTTCATCTGCAGCTGCATCCCAATCTTGAGCATCTACTCCGCGTTTCATTCCTTTAAATTTTGAAAGTCTTGGCCTTCCCATATTAAACATCATGTTAGCAATAATTAGTTGGACTTCTTCTGGGAGTCCATTAAATTCAGGATATAATCGCTCGCAGTCGGAGATGACTGTTTCAACGTCATTATTAAATGCTTCTGCAACTCTATCTTCTGAGACAGGTGTTCCAACCTCTTGTCCACTCTCTGGATCAGTATCGAGCACCAAATGACCAATACCGAAAGTAGGATAACCAAGATGGTCATTATATATTTCATATTTCACTCCTTCATCCACTTCAAGCTCTTCACGTAACTTTTCTATATTCATATTATATCTCCTTATTAAAATACTATTTATAATAAAAAAGGCGAGCACTGCCCGCCTGATTTAATTTGATTACAATACTAATATCTTTCGTATTCTTTAGCAGTTTTCTTATTTAATTGCATAATGATATGCTTTAAATCTTGATCTCTGCCATAAAATCCAAGCTGTTGAAGTTGTCTTGCCACTTCAGCATTTGCAGCCATTTGTCTACCTACTATGATAGCTCTTAATGTTTTTTTAAATGCGTTGGCAATGTATTCACATACTTGACACGTGATATTGTAAGTTGTAGTTAAAGTTGTCATTTAATTTTCCTCGTTAATTAATTAATTGTAATTTTACGAGGTCGCTTCTCTTCTGGTAGGACTACCTTTAATTGAACAGATAGTATTCCGTCCTGAATGTCTGCACCGTCTACTTCCGTATATTCGGACAGTCTAAATGATCTTGAAAACTTTCGAGCACTAATACCTTTGTGGACATATGCGTCTTGTTCTCTACGCTTAGGTCTATCACCAGTAATATTCATAACGTGGTCTTTTACTTCAATATCAATATGTTCTTTTTTGAATCCGGCTACAGCCATCTCAATTTCATATTGCATGTTGTCGTGTTTGACTACATTATATGGTGGATAAGTATCTTTCGCATGAGTATGGATGTTTTCCAACTGATCGAAAATGTGGTCGAATCCCAAGAAAGCGTTTCTCGGGTAAATAAAGTTCTTAGTCATATGTGCCTCCTATTGACTAGCAAGGTTAATTTTCGAACCCGCTTGCGCGGCGTTCATTACTATATATACGAATTGACTCGTATTACTTATTCCCAATATTATATTTTGGCTGTAATATCCAATTATTTTTTTCTTTAAAGGGAATTATTTTAATTTGTCTTAATGGTGCTAATGGTTGAGCCTGATTTTTGTCTTCCATTGACAGTAATCCCCAATCGCTCATAAGAGTAGCGATTGTATTACGCCGAGCAATATCGTTTTCTTCTAAATTAGACTTCTTACCATCAAGTAAAAAGAGCTCTTTAAAGTGCACGATAAAGTATCGTCCTTGTTTGTGAAGAATATGACATGATTGAAAGAGCGTATTGTCTTTTCTTGATGCCACACCTATGCGAGTTAATGTTTCTCTCACTTTGAGAAAATCGTCAGGTTCGTCTAAAACAACTTCTAACATAGATGAAGTCGTCCATTCGACAATGTTGTTATCTTTTTCCACCTCGATATACCTTCTTCTTTAATTCATTAATCTGATCAGAAGACAGAAGGGAATGGATTTGTTTTGCTTTTTCATTGCTATAACTATAATATTCCTTAATCACTTCAATCTCTGCGTTTTCTTCTGGCTTTAACCATTTAGAGAAACGTTTTTTCTTTCTAACAATATTTATAAGAAAATCGAATTGTAAACGTTTGTCAATGTGATGATAGCGGTTCATTTCATTTGCCATTAAAACTGTGTCATGAAAATACGAAAGACCGCGATTTACCATAAATGGATTGTATGCTTTTTCAGCGATATCATCAACCATAATATTTTTTTTACCATTTGTTATTTCATTTACGTATACGAATGGATTCATTTCCACATCTCCACACCGCCAGTGTAATTATCTAAATCTAAATTAGTTTCAAGTATTTCTTTAGTAAACGCTATTGTGCTTACTGTATTCAGATGAGTTTTATTCCAATATAGCTGAGGAACTGTTTTGTGGCCTTTACTTCTCATAAACTCTTTTGCTTTGGTATCTTCACTAATATTAATGACGTCATAGTTGTAACCCCATTTATCTAGATCCATTTTCATATGATCGCAATAATTGCAGAGTGGCTGAGTATATAATGTTAGTTTAATTGAATTTGACATTTGCCATTACCTCCGTTAAACAAGCTACTACGTTTAATTCATGATCAGCTACAAATGCATTTTTATATTGATAGTCTGCGAGAATTAAAACGAGTTGTGGTATAGATTGTGGTTCAACGTGCTCAGACATACGATCATATAGACCACGAAATATTGCTGCTACATCAGTATCTATATTGTTAACAACCCATGTACGCATTTTCTTAAAGTCTTTACTTTTCAAATGTACAAAAAGATCATCAAAGTTTTTGGTTTCAGATACGTCTGATGATTCACCACGTTGTAATTCATTAAGAACTCTACGCCAATCAGGCGCGTGTTTCATAATAATATTAGCTAGCGCTTTATCGCTGTATTCAATATTTTCTTCAGCTAAGATTGTTTGGCATCTTACCATGAATCTTTTGCATAGTTCAGCCATATCTTTCTTAGAAGTGTTAAAATTGTACACACCACAACGAGAATGTAATGGTTCAATAACTCTATTCTTGAAATTACAAGTTAGAATAAATCGACATGTGCTTGAAAATTCTTCGATGAAACCACGAAGAGCTGGTTGTGTTGATTGTGGATTTAGATAATCAGCTTCATCAAGTATTACAACTTTAAGACCACCTGATAAAGAAACGCTAGATGCGAATTGTTTTATCTTTCCACGTAATGTATCAATATTGCCGTCTTCTGAACCATTAATCATAATCCAGTCAAGACCTAATTGATTACATATTGCTTTTGCTACAGTAGTTTTACCAGTGCCAGCTGTACCAGTAAATAACATATTTGGTACTTCACCAGACTTTACAATCTTTTCAAATGTATCAGTTAAGGCGCTTGGCAGTATACAGTCTGCAACTGTTTTTGGGCGATATAATTCAACCCATAAGAAATCTTTTGACATTCACGTTCTCCATAATATAATAATAAAAGTGGGGAGTTAACCATGACTCCCCGCGAGTCTATTAAGTGACTAATCTTATTATCCATCAGATTCTTTTTCAGCGTCTTCCATTGCTTGCTCTTGCTCAGCTTGTTCGCACAACTGAATAATCTGAATTGCTTGATCACGAAGACCACCAATAGTTGATAGTTCTTCGCCTTTAATTGCACCACGTTGAGTCATTGCATCAATAACAGCAATCATTGAACGAGCTGTTCTGTTTGATACTTCACGTAGTTGGGTAGTGGTTTCTGTCGACATTTTTTTTACACTCCGAATGTAGATGTTTTTTCAAGTGCAATCCAATACTTTACGTCTAGACTAGTATGTTTGAATTGCGAGATTAGTTTGGATGAAATTTCTATTTCGTAATCGCCTGGTAGAATTTTCAAGTTATTTGTACTCAATATAAAGTTAAACGCTACATCATTATCGAATTCGCCACTTACGTCGATAGAGAATACGTTAGATGTTTTGTTTTTAGAATCAACCACAGAAAGACTGAGTACACCATCTTTGCCAGAAATAGAAATTTCAGTATGACCTAAAGCTGAAGCAGCTCGTTTGAGCTTACTTAAAGTTTCATTGTCTAATTTGAATTTCACATTTGCTTCTGGCATTGTGATATCTTTTTGCGGTGTTGTTAAAGTTTCTTCTGATGAATAGAAGTATTTAACCTTCGAACGTCCAGTTGAATCGTTAACAATCACGTAATCATCTTCGAATTTAAGATTAGGTGTGTCAACTAATTGAAGGACGCCCATGAATTCATTCAAATCATAGATACCAAAATCTTTAGGAAAGTCGGCGTCAACTACTGCAGTTGATAGTACCGTTCTTGCTTCACTAATAGTTTTAATAGTATTCCCTGATCGAATCATCATGTTAGGATTAATGCCGCTAAAGTTTTTTAGGACATTAAGAGTATTTTCGCTGAGTTCCATTATATACCTCTTTTTAATTATTTAATATGTATATTATAACACGTTTTTGACAATTTGTAAACCTTTTATTTGATTTTTGAAAAATTCTTTTCTTTAATGAATTCAATTTTGTTTTCAAACCTACCGTCAAGTATTTCGCCTTTATGTGATATAATAAACACGTTCGTGTCGTTGCCTAAAGTATAGAGAATCTTAATTAAATTATCTACACCATCGTGATCAAGAGAAGAATCGAAAGTTTCATCTAATAATAATAAATTAGTTGAAACCGAGTTCTTCATCTTAGCAATTTGCCTCCACGTAAATAGTAAAGCCAAATCGATTCTTTGTTTCTCTCCCTCAGAAAATGAATCATATGTAAATTCATCTCTGTGTCGAGACTTAATTGTTTCTACGAATTCTTCGTTTAAATTAAAGTTAGCGTAAAAATCTAGAATTTGCAAATACTTATTTATTAACTGATTCATTACTGGCAAATATTGCTTAATAATTTTAGTTTTTATACCAGTATCTTTTAACATCTCTGCAATTGCTAGTTTGTAAGAGTATTCTTCGTTTAATTTAATCTTAGAATCATGTTGATCTTGTAATTCTTCTTTAATTGATGTTAGGTCTTTATTTGCTTTATTAAGATCAGCAGACACATCTTTTTCTAAAAACTTTTGGTTATCAGATATATCTTTTTGAATACGCGATATCTCTTGTGAGTTAGAAGTCAGTTTATGTACTTTATCTCGAAGCGTTGAAAGTACACTAGTCTGTTCTGTAATTCTTAATTCTACTCCTTGGCCTTCAACACCTATTTTTTTAAGATCTGATTTACCTTTATCGCGATCTTCTTCTGTTGCGAGCAAAATCTCAGATTTATGGCTATCTGAAATAGATTGATCACACACAGGACATTCGTCATTCTGCTTAAAAAAGTTTACGCGTTCTTCTAAGTTACTAATATGTGTACGCCTGTCTTGACTTTTAAGCATTAAACCTTGTCTCTTATCTTGCAACGATCGTAATTTTTGTTCAGATCCAGACACCGATTCAGCAAGTCCTACGCTAAGTTCACTATTTTCAGCCTGTAATTGATCGATAGTGCTTTGCGATGCAGATATTCTGGATTCATAATTTTTCTTATTTTCTTCAGTTAAAATCGAAACATCACCTATATATTTTTTTTGAGTTTCAACTTTATTTTTTGTAAGATCAATTTGATAATTTATGTCTTTTATATTTTCTCTTAAAGCACTAGTTTCTTCTTTTAGTAATTGGTTCATTCTCGAAAATACACCAATATCAAGTAAGTCTTCAATAACTGATCTACGAGCATGCGCATTCAGTTGCATAAAAGGTACAAAGTTAGATGAACCTAGTACTACAACTTGATGAAATGATTTATGATTAAGTTTAAGAATGTTTTGTTCTAATATACGTTGATATTCTTTTGAGTGCGATGATTGATTAATCATTTCACCATTTTTGTAAATTTCAAATATAACTGGCCTATCACCACGTTTTATTTTAAAGTGCGCAGTGCCAACTGTAAATTCAACTTCAACTAAGCTACCTTTACCGTTTATTGAATTTATAAGTTGTAACTTACCAATCTTTCGATGCGCTTTGCCAAATAAACCAAAAGATAAAGCATCTAGAACAGTTGATTTACCAGCACCATTTTGACCAACAATTAACGTAGTTTTGTGTCGTGTAAAATCTATCTCAGTAAAATTATTGCCGGTTGATAGAAAGTTTTTATATTTTATATTTAAGAATTTTATCATACTATTTCTAAAGCTTGGGCCTGAGTCATCAGGTCTCTCATCATTACTTTGATCTTGTCTTTATCAAGATCAGTGTCAACACCGTCAACATAATCATCCATTAAACGTGGAGTATCGTCGATTTGTAATCCTTCATCTTCAACATTTTCACCAATAAATTCATTAAAATTTTCTGATATTTTTAAATCATAAATGTCTTGTGATTGGATTCTATCAATAAACCTATCAAACAGAAAAGTATCAGATCGATCAACAACTACCACTTTAACAAATTTACCTGTTAACTGTTTTACGTCGTAATCATTATAATCTGTTTCTTTATCGTTATATAATACTTTATGAAATAGAGTATATGGATTTCTAATACGTTCAACATTACGAGTTTCTGTATCAACAATAGAAAAGAATTTAGGATCATGCGCATCTGACCAAAAAAATTCCATTTGAGAACCTAAGTACCAGATATTATCTTTTCTCGATGATACGTGATAATGACCAGTTAAAACTAATTCAAACTTTTTAAATAATTCAGCGCTCATACCATGAGTATTTTCTACGCCTCTCATCATTTCAAAACCACCAAGTTCTAAATGACTTGCTAGCCAATCAGCTTTACAATTATTAATAAAATCCATAGATTTTTCATAATTATCAGAACATATCCATGGTAACATAGCCATTTTTAATGAACCATAATTCATTACAGTTGGTTCCATAACAATGTTCACTTCGTTCATGAAGTGACCTAATAGTTCTTTTAAACTATTCATGTCGTTTGTATTCTTAAAATAAGTGTCATGGTTACCTGGAATAATATCCATAGACATACCACGTTTACGCATTTCATTTAAGAAATGTTTACGATTATGATTTAAAGCTTTTATATTTACTACTTTACGATTGTCATAATAATCACCTAAGTGAACAATCTGAGTAATGTTGTGTTTTTCACATTCTGGAAAAAATATATTCGCATAAAAATCTTCTGCATTATCTAAAAAGATTTGAGAAGAATTACGAATTCCAGTGTGTGTATCGTTCAATATTGCTATTTTCATTTATCTTCCATTATCTTTTGCAATTGCAATTCTTTGCCGCCTAACTCTCTTAGTTGACATTTATAATCGTACATAGAGTTATGGCCTTCATATTTTGTTAAACAATCACGAGCAGTAATATTTTTCCAAAATACTTTTTGTCCACTAGGATACGTAATTTCATAAGTGCGTAGTTTCTTATCCCACGACTTAGGAGACCCATCTGTCATATATGTAACAGTCATTATAAAAACTCCGACAAATCTGAATCAGCGTGTACTGTTCTTTTTTTCCTTGCCTTTTTTTCTTCTTCTTTTTTATAGACTTTGATTTCGTTATCAACATGTTTAATTCTTTCGATTCTTGTTTTAAGAGTATCAACAAACGCACCAGCAACTAAACCTGAAGTTGCATCACCATTTTCGTTAATCATGAAATCTTCTACACCAGAATTAGCAATATATTTAGTTTTTATTGATTGCTGTTTCTTTTCTTTTGCTATTCTTCGAAGAAAAGCATACCATGTAATTTGGG